AACCTGGAGGCCAAAACGTATGAAGCTTTTGCTGCGTACGCTGAGCCTCGTATGGAGATTGTTGAAAGCGTTTCGCTTTTACGAGTTCCTGCGAGACCACTTTGACGACCTGAAGTAACGGTCATAAATGTGGGGAAAAGCCCGTTTCAGTTTCGGCTGAGGCGGGTTTTTTTTGTCTTGAACAAGCTGTCAAAAGTAGGATTTATACTCGGGTCATTCTCTGATGCCTGTAAGCCATTTCGTCGGCATCTGTAGGTGTCATCCGAAGATCATGAATATACTGTCTATACATACAGTATTATTTGCCGTGGAGTCTGAATTGATGACAAACACAATCACAGCCGAAGTCCCCGCCGTGCAAATGGATTTATCACACTGGCAAACCATGCTCGCAGACAAAGCCACGCTACTCGCCCAGCCAGGCGCTCATCACAAGGCGTTGCTGACACAAGCTTATGCGCTGCACGAAAACAGGCTGATTGATAGCGACCACCTTTGTGATCTGCTTGAGCTGGCTGATGGGGCATTGGCCTTCGCCGTGGAATCAATGCTCGATATAGATTGCGACGAGTAGGCCGCCACATGCACCTACTGGTCACGCCGATGAGGTCACGCGGCATCGCGCTCGACGCCAAGGCACGACGCCGCTACCTCGCGATCAAAGGCAATGTCATGGTGAGTTCATCGGTCTGCCAAGAGCTGGGACGAGCCACGAACGTCGCTCGTGTAGTGGTGGGAATGCCGCTGGATCCTGATCCATTGCCGGCGTTGCTGGACGCAACACTTGCAGGAATGGCTGCGACCGGTTTTGTACTCAGTGGCATTGAGTTCATCGATGGTTGCGCGTATGCGCAATCCTGGTGGTGCCGGGAAGGATAGTTTCCGGCAGCGAAAGCCTTTGCAAGATCAGCCGCATCTAGTCCGTGGCAATCATCCTTAGTCTCTCGCGGCCATTCAGCCACCTATCCAGTAATTGGTAACCACTGTCTCAGGATATTCGTCGCGGGCCTAGATGCAGAAGTTGCCGTCTATAATCGAGCAAAATTGTATCGGGCAAGATTTCAGACTGATTGCTTTGGGTGCGTTGAATCCATCACCTTTATAAAATAAGCGATGAATTGATTTCATCGGTTTTCGTTCAATTTTTACAGGCTGAATTTCGCATTTTTTTTCCTGAAAAGTATATCCGAGCTCCCGATCAGGAGTGGCTAATAGAACTTTATCATCGTTAATGAATGCGATATATGAGTTGTCGTAAAATGTCTCTATTTTGCATGCGTCTGGGGGGAAGTGGAATGAGGCTGATACTAAAATCTTTCTTAGCGTCTTATCGGCAAATTTTGAGTCAGTGTTTGCAATAATGCCAAGTAAGATTAGGCTTGTGTATGCAAGCCCAAGTAAAGATGCAAGTCCAAGGTTGAAATCTCGCACGTTATTTTTTTTGAAGTTTGTGCATGAGTCGGCATAGCTTCGTTTGCGTTGTTTAAAATGATCGAGGACTTGGTTTTTGAATATGTGTGAAAATACAAGGATGAATGCTGGGAAAATTGCATACATTGCCAAGTAAATCCAAAGTGCTACAGCTATCACTAAAATGAATATTTTTTGGGTGGTCGGGAATTTTGCAGGATCTGCGTGTGTGTAAATTGCGATTGTTTCATCGGCCATCGAATCTGCGATAAGAGTGATTATTAAGGCTGTAAGGGTGGCGACTATTTTTAACAGTCCGGAGTACTTTTTGTAGATGTTCACCAAGCTGTAATAGCTGATTGAAAAAATTATTGTGCTCGCGCAGATCATGAAAAAAACAGCACGAGGGATTATGTATGGTATCTGGCCGCCCATAAGTTTTAGTAGAACAATTATTAGTAGTAGTCCAACGCTTGCAATAATTGTTGTTGCTGAGTAATCAGCTACTTTCCAGTCGTGAAAGCTATAGTTTAGTTTGAGTCTTGGATTTTTTATCCATATTTTTCTGTTTTTGAAATGTCGATCTGTGCAATAGAACACAGCGACTGCGAGAAAGAAGAAAGAAATTATGTAAAGTATCAGGGCTGGGGAAGTAGGGTTCATTGAGATTGCAAGTCCATATGCGCAGGCCGGTCGAGATAGTAGCCATATAATATCAGCAAGATCGGCGTGTGTTAAAAATATTGCACTGAACTAGCTTCGTTGGCACAACCGAGACACGGATAAGGTGCTCAAGAATCCTCATAACGCGTTGAGGTCTCTGCCCAACGCGTTGACGAGTTCACTTCACCACAATCAACTTCCTCCCAACCCACTCCGCCACCTGCGTAACAACGGCGTTTCCGGCACCAAAAGCCTCTGCAAGGTTGGCCGCATCCAGTCCGAGGCAAAACCCATCATCCTCAGACGCTCGCTGCCGCTCAGCCATCTGATCCCATCCGTTCGCGTGAGCGACGAAAGTGGTACAGCCCAGAGAGATTTGGGAGCCGGCTTTGCTGGCCAATAAAGTATTGGCAGCCCAGGCATCCGCGGGGCGTGGCCACTGGATCGATTGAGACGCTGGAGGTATTGCGTCCACTGGCGCGGCGTCAGCCAGGAACTCGATGGGGGGCATTCGTCGATAACCTGCGACCAGGAATACTCGGCGACGTTGCTGGGGGACTCCGAAATATTGAGCATTAAGCACTCGCCAAAATCCCACATACCCGCAGTCCGCAAGGGCCCGGATGACTGTTTCAAAGTCTTGGCTATCGTTGATAGCGAGCAGGTTAACGACGTTCTCAAGGACCACCCAGCGAGGTTGAATTTCTTTGAGGATTCGTATGACTTCCCAAAACAGGCCGCTGCGTTCGCCGCGTAGTCCGCGGGTGGCTTGGTTGCTGGGTCTGGCACCGGCAATGCTGATGTCTTGGCAGGGGAACCCGGCCGTGATGACATCGACGGGGGAGAGGTTATGGGCGCCGCACTGGCGCACGTCTTCAAATTGGCGTGCATGGGGAAATCGGTCGGCAAGCACAGCCCGGTTGACCGGGTTGAGTTCAACTTGCCAGGCGGTGCGGTAACCGGCGTTTTCAAATCCGACATCAAAGCCTCCTATGCCTGCGAACAGGCTGCCAATGGTGGGTTGCTGCATTCATGAACTCGTTGTTCTGGATGCTCGCGGCACGCTGGGGGGAGGCTCTGGGCCTTCAGGTGATTCAGTGTCCGGCAACGCGGGCACTTGATCTGTAATTCAAGGAAGCCGCTGGCGGCGGCGAGTTTGCGGCTGCATTGGCCGCAACGAATGTCCTGCATGAAAATCGTCCTTGATGGGAATCAGTCAGTCGTTAATCAGGTTTATGTTTTTTCTGCCTGCATCCGTTTCCACTCTCGATCCATCGCCCGCTTTGCCGCTTTCTCTGTGGCGTACAACCATCGCAACCGCTTCGGCTTGCTCTGATCTCCAACCGTCACGGTCTTCTCTTTTCCGGTCTTCTTGTCGCGGTAGTGGGCAACAATGCCGGTGAAGTCACCCTTGTTCTCTTCGGCCAGATCCTCGACGGTGTCTTCCGGCAGCTTGCTCTCCAGCTCCAGGCTGACGGTGTAGCCGCTGTCCGCGCTGAGGGTGTGCTGCACGTTTCCGCCGTACCAGATGATTGCGTCGATCTCGTCCTTCACACCCTGGAGCGTGTAAGTCAGTTCGGGAATCAGGTCTGGTCGCCCCAGTGCCAGCGTGTAACTGAGGGTGGCGCTGCCGCGTTGCAGGCGATTGAACTCGGCCCGGGCAGCACGCAAGGCTGATTGCCGATCGCTGTAGGTGTGGCGCAAGTCCTTGAGGTTTTCGCCGCCGCCGGCGATGGCTTCCTGTTTCTTGGCGCTGTTCACGTCGTAGAAGTAGGCGCGCACGCCGTCGTAGCTGTCGCGGTCGGCTTGCAGGTAGCGGTGTTGGTCACCGTCGGCGCGGGTGAGGGTGATGTGCGGCAGTTCGACGCCGCTGGCGGTCTTGCCGCCGCCCGCTGGGAGGCACAGCAGGCAGCCGGCCTTGATGGTGACTACCGCATCGAATTCTTCGCCGATGCGGCAGATCAGGTTGGCGTCGGACTCGTTAGCCTGGTCGAGCTGCAGGATGGGCAAGCTTTCAAGAGCGCCGGCAATGTTCGCGGTCAGACCGTGGCTCAGCGCGATGTCGCCCAGCACGTCGCCGAGGGTGGTGTTGCTCCAGCTGCGTTCGCGTTTGGCCTTCAGGCCTTTGCGCAGGTCAGCCGATCGGGCGCGGATGCTCAGCACGTCGGGCGCGCCGCTGTGTTCGGTTTCATCGACGGTGTAGGTGCCCTTGTCCACCAGGCCGGTATCGCTCCATCCCAGCCAGAGCCGAATGATCGCGCCTGTGGGTGGGATGGCCAGCAGGCCGTCATGGTCGCTGAGGGTAAGGCTCAACTGATCGGCTTCGATGCCGCGGTTGTCGGTCAGCTCCAGGCCCATCAGCCGCGGGCTGATCAGTTTGGCGATGTCGTTGCCATCCACTGTGATGCGGAACGCCGGCACTGGATACCCGGCTTCGCGGCGGTAGCGTTCGACGGCGTCATCCAGAAAACCGGTGACGCGGGACAGGGCTGCATCGATCACAGCAACGACCTCATGATGCTAATGCCTGCGCGAGTGCCAGCGCCGATCAGGTCGATCCGGTCGTCATCGATGCGTTTGAGGCTGAGGGTGAATTCGATACGGCGCGGCGTGCCGTCGCGGAAAAAAAATGTCTTGGTCTCGCTCAGGCTTTCGATGACCCATAAGCCGTAAATACGACCGCTGCCCTCGACCACGGGCCAGGCCTTGCCGGTGTTGGCCATCAGGCGCAGCGCGTCGAGGCTGAGGGGGCTGCCGGCCAGTTCCGGCAGGATGACGCCGGGGAGGGTGATCGCGTCTTCACCGCGGCCGACGAATTGCCGCGCGGGCGCCGCACCGATGCGGCTGTTGCTGGCGTGGCGCCAATCGGTCTGGCGTTGCAGTTCCTGATAGGCAGCGGTGGAGAGGCTGAAGACGAACATACCCAGGGCAAGCATCATGGGGATTACTCCTGGTCGGCGAGTCGGCTGCGCTGGCGGGCGCCTTTCTCACGTTCAATGCGCGTCAGTTCGACGCGCACGGCGCGGGCGATGGCTTGTGCGTCCAGGCCAGGTGTTGCAGGGATGTGGATTTCGTAGGTGTCGTGGCTGTCGTAGACGGCGCTGTTGGCGTTGCTGATCGGGGCACGGCTATCGACCGTTAAGCCGGGCAAAGACGTCATGCCCAATGCCATGGAACCAGCGGACGTGATTTGCTTGCTGATGTCGGTGATGACGTCTAATGGGCCGCGCTGGCCGTCCTGGAGACCCTGCGCCAAGCCGGCCATGGTGAAGCCGCCCAGTTCGGCAAACACCCGCGACGGACTATGAATGCCGAGCTTTTCCTTGAACCAGCCAATGGTTGCGTCGCTGATATCACCCATGATGTTCTTGAGCTTGCCGAAGCTGGCTTTCAGCCCGTTCACCAAGCCGTCGATGAGCATGCCGCCGAACTCGGTAAAGCGGCCGGGCAGGTCGATGCCCAAGTAATTCATGACCGCCGCAAACGCCTGGTAGATCAGTCCAATGGGGCTGAAGTCGATCAGGACTTTAAGAATTCCACCGATTCCATCACTGAACCCGGCTTTGATTTCGCGCCAGGCGCCGGTGAAATATGACTTCACTGCGTCCCAGTTTTTGTAGATCAGGTAGGCGCCGCCGGCGATGGCCGTGATCGCCAGGCCGATGGGGTTGAGCATCAGCGCACGGCCGACCATGAGCAGCGCTTTGCCCACAAACGGAAGCACTGACCTGCCGAGGCTCCATAACAGGCTGATCAAACCGGGCAGCCGAATCCCCAATTGCGCGAACATAAACCGTAGCGCTACAAATGGCAGCAGTACGCTGGCCACCGTGATGAGTAAGCCGCCCAGGGCGATGGACAGCGCGGCGATGACGGCGACGGTTTTGACGAGCCCAGCAACGAGGTTCGGGTTTTCGCTGGCCCAACTTTTGACCCCGCGGATGATCTCGGTGACTGACTGAATCAGCCCGCGCAACGGCCCATCCTGTTGCTCTTGCAGTTCGATGCCCAGATCCTGCCAGGCGCTGCTCAAGGTCGTCAGATCGCCCTTGAGGTTGTCGGCCATCACTGAGGCCGTTTGCGCTGTTTCGCCCTGACTTTGGCGCAGGCTCGCGATGAGTTTTTGCAGCTCCCCGGTGCCGGCCTGCTCGACCAGTTGCGCCATGCCTTTAACCGCTTCCTCACCGGAAATGGCTTTGAGTAATCCGCCTTTGTCGGCAGTGCCCAGGTCTTTGGTTTTGTCGTGGATCTCTTTGAGGATGTCCGGCAACGGGCGCAGGTTGCCGTGGGCATCGGCGGTGGTGACTTTCAGTTTGGCCAAGGCTTTTTCCGCGGCCTTGGGCGGGGTGGCCAGGCGGTTCATGATGGTGCTGAGTGCGGTACCGCCCATGCTGCCCTGCAAACCGGCATCGCCCAATTTACCCGCCATTGCTGCGGCGACCTCGAGTTCGACGCCGTAGGTCTTGGCCATGGGGGCGGCGTACTTCATGGTTTCGCCGAGCATCTGCAGGTTGGTGTTGGAGCGGGTGAAGGTGCCCACCAACACATCACCCAGTGTGCCCATCTGGTCGGCCTGCATGCCGAGTCCGGAGAGGATGTTGGAGGCGATATCGGCGGTCTGCGCCAACTCGGTACCACCGGCCGCTGCGAGGTCGAGCATTCCTGGCATCGCGGCTTTGATGGCCGCCGGATCGAAGCCGGCCATGGCGAGAAAGCCCTGGGCGTCGGCGGCCTGGCCGGCGGTGAATTGCGTTGAACCGCCCAGTTCCCGCGCTTGCTTGCGCAACGCCGCGAGCGCTTCTGAGTCTTTCTCCAGTCGGGAGATAGCCTGCGTTTTACTCATGCTGGCGT